GTAAGATATTACTTTTTCACCAAATTCATTTGTAATAAAGTAGTCTAAATTCATAGGTACTTCAATTAACCATGTACCACTTGCATCAATAACATTTCCTGCCTGTTCTAAATCATATTGTTCTAATACAGGATTACCATCAGAATCTTGTCGAATTGTTTGTCTAATTGCAAGTATTTGACCAGGACCCGTTGTTAATCCACAAAGATTACCCATATCATCTCTAGGTTTACAATTATCTCTAACTTTAAATCCATCTGAAGATGAAAACATTGAACCCATGAATACAGATGTTGGTTGTATTTCAACATTTGCTTCATCTCTTAAATCAAAATCTAATCTATTAACAGCTATTTGACAGGTAGTTGGGTCTCCCCATAATGGAGAAATTTCGGCACTTTTAACAATATTAATAATTTGTGGTAATGACTTTAAATCAGTAGAAGTTCTAAATTTATTACCAGCAACTTGTCCTTCCGTCGCAAGACCCATTCTAATTAAATCCTGAGGCGTTAGTGAAAATTCACCAATATCCGATAAATCCACATCCATTACAATAGATTGATTTCCCAAAGGAACCCCCATTATCATGTAATCGCCACTCTCATTTGTTTTGGCGGTAAATTTATAATATTTGTCATAAATCTCTACAGCGGTAGAACCCGTTAAAGAGTCAATTCTTGTTGGTAATGTACCCGTTGCCGCGTGTTTTGAATAAGATTTTTCGTAAGGTAAAAGATTGTATCTATAACCATCCTCATTTTTATCTGTGGGTGATTTATAAGGGTAGATACTTGAAATTAAAGGGTTTGATTGGTCGGGTACTGTGATTGGGATAAATACCGAAACTCTAGCGTTAGGTACTCCAAATCCTCCATTTGCAATTACTCTCCCTACCAATACCCCATAGTCAGCACAACTTCTTGTGTAAACATCTGTTTGTTGTATTTTTAATGATAATATTTCTAAAAACTCAAAATCTTGGTCTAATTGTACATTGATTGTTTTATTGACACCAAGTTCAGTTTTTATTCTATATGATTGACCCATGTAATACCTTTAATTTATAAATAGTTTATGTGTTATTTTTGAAATACAAACACACTCTTTTTAAATTATAAACTAATCAATTCAAGAATAAACCTATATTATGAGAAGGTAACTGATTGGAAATTTTTAACAGATACTCGAATATCTTTATTAGGATACCTAATTTGATAAACTTGTGATGGTTGTGCAAAAATTGTATCGTCTACAGGCGCAATTTCTTTAGTTTCTGGGTCTGAATATTGCATTGATGTTTCTGCTGACGAATATTGTCCACCAACATTATTATAAACATTAAGTCCCGCAACAGTTAATACACCATTTTGGTTTTGAACTATACTTTTGATTTCTGACAAATAAACATTTTGTCCTAATTGTCTTACTTGAGGATTAAAATATGTAGATATTTTATCAACAACATCAGCAATAATTTGCCCTGAATTTTGTGCCGAATCCAAAACAATTTGTACATCGATACTAAGGTCAATAACTTCAGCAGTTAATATTGAAATATAATCGTTCATCATTCTATAGTTTGATAAATATGTTGCAACATTTTGTCTCAAAGTGTCAGACACAATGTTGGTTAACTTACCTGAAGTATCGTATGATAATAATTGAATTAATATTTTATTATTATTTTCTGTGATGGCAACTTTTGCAGGTGCTCCAAATTCTGCCGGCATATTTCTAATTATTGCCTCATAATCTTGAACCGTAACCGCTCTTTTCTGGGCTGCGAAGTTAAATGAAACATAATTTCGTATTTCTTCTAATGATGGAATACCTGCCCCACCAATAGCGGCAGTAACATTATTACATCTCAACGAATTAACCACCGAAGAGTTTGTTAATTCTGACGGACCATTAACATAAAATGAAACGGTACCGATTTGAGTAATTACATTTGTCCCTAAATTTGTTGCCAATCCACCACCAACTCTATATTGTATGAATAGTGTTGAGTTAGGAGTTAATGCAGAACCTAATGAAAAGTTATTAGAATATCTTTGTAAGTCTAATGTTGCCCCTACTGTTGTAAATTGATTTAAAGCATCTTGAGCCGTGTTAGTTCCCCCACCAAAGGTCATTTTTTTAAATCCTTCAGGTGTATATTCAGTCATAAATCTATTTTGTGTTTGAATATAACGACCTACTTTAATCCCTGGTTGGTCAGAAACTTTTGTTGGGTCTTCAATAAAAACCCTATCTTCAGCCAAAGCATCGACTTCATACCATTTATTTGATACCCCTAAAAATTCTGCAGCTGTTGGTACATTTGTGTATTCAGTACCACTTTTTAACAAAACACTTGTAATACCTAAAACATTTTTTTCAGGTAAGAATAATTCAAAAAATGGTCTTACATCATTTGGAGTAATAACTCTTTTGAATACTTTAGTAATACCATTAACAACAAGCTCTCTTTTTGTTATTGTGTAATTAATTAACACATTATTTGCATTGAAATTAGGTATTTTAAGCCTATTAGGATATCCTTGAGCATTATATGGTGATGCAAAATCAATATCGTAAATATTTTCAAATACAATACCCGCACCTGTAATTTGTGAACCCCTTGTTAAAGTTCCCAAATATCTTTCATCTTCTTTATCCCCAAACGCTGGAACTGTAATAGAAAAATCAACTAAAGCAACCGAAGGTCTTTGACCCGGTAATTTTAATCCGTATGTTCTTGCAATATTGTAAATTGAAGACCTTTGTTGGGCGTATTGTAGAACTGTTTCTTGAATACTTCTATCAATGTGATAGTGTAAGTTATCCGCAACAGCGGCATTTAAATCCAAGAATACAGAAAATACCGAAGCATCATTAAAGTCTTGTATTAATTCAGGATAATAAGTTTTAACATAGTTTAATAACTCTGTTCTTATTCCCTGATAATCTCTAGTTGTATATGATATATTACGATTCGCCATCTATATTAAATATTAATAATAACAAAATCACTTTGGGCAAAAGTGTTTTTATCTGTTGAGTAGTCTATTTTAATTTTTGCAGTATATTCTGAAGTCCCTTTTCCAGGAAATCGATAGATTGGTGATTCACTACTACCGATAGAGTTTTGACCTGTTGCAATATCTACTTCTTCTTGAGGGTCTGCAGGTGATATTGTAATATTATTTAATAGTAAATTTGGCATATAGTTTGAAACAGCTTCTCTAATGTCAGATTCAATTGCGTCAAAAGTAAGACCATCGAATGGTTCAAATAAGAACTCATATAATCTTGTTCCAAAGTCAGGTAAATAATATCTTGTACCTTTTCTGGTTAATAATAAATGAATTAAATCCGCCTTTACTTCTTGAGCTTCAAATTGAGTTAATTCCAAATAGTCTCCTCTTTTAGAATTTCTAAAAGGAAAATTAAGACCGTATGTCGTACCTGCTGCCATATCTATAATTATAGTGTTGTGGTTATTTCTTATAAATACCTAAAAATAAATAATCCCGACATTGCCGGGATTATTTTAATAATTAAGATGAACATCCAAAACAATCAATTTCAATACCTTCAGGTTTGGGTGGTAAATTCATGTTACTATAGTCTACTTTAGGGACTTCAACATTTTTAGGTTTTTGTACCTTTGAAATATCAACCGCTAAGTGTTTAGCTCCCGTTGATATAGCCTTTGTTCTTACATAATAACAAAGAGTTTTTAACCCCTTACCCCAAGAATGGAAGTGTGATGATGAAATCTTAGATAATGTTGGATTAGACATATAGATATTCATTGATTGTGATTGGTCAATAAATGGTGCTCTGTCAGCCGACATATCAATAAGTTCTCTCTGAGATATCTCCCAAATTGTTTTGTATTTAGGAATCAAATGTTCAATTCTTTTAACTTTTTTATTGTAATTCTTATCTTCTGTATCAAGGTAATGATTAAAGTTAATATTTTGAATTGACCCTTCATTCATGATGATTTCATTTTTCAAATCTTCACACCACACTCCTAATTTTTCAAAATCACTAATTAAGTATTTGTTTACTATCATAATTTCACCACCAACAACTCTTCTATTAAATAATGC